GTAGGTCTTTCCCTGCGCTTCAGGCTGTGCTCTGGCAACACCGGTCTCATCCACCGTCGTCCCGGAATCCAGTGAGGATAACGTCACAACAGCCGACGCTGTGACCACAACAGGTCGGTGCTCCTTCAATGTAATCGAAAAATTGATATCTCCTGTCGCGTCATTCTCTCCCCAACTGAAGCTTTCCACCCGGCACGGAAAGTTTATTGGTGTATCGGTAATAATCAATTTAGGCGGTGTTCCATCCCGAAGCTCCTCGATCGTTTCCACGCATTTCTTCGGTGTCATCAGGTTTCGGTATGAGCAGTACGTATCGTAATATTTCGGAAAGAAGGAGGAAAACGAAATCGTCCTCAATTTTCGTTTTCCTCCCAGGTCAACCTCACCCAGCGCATTGACCGTCACCGACTCATTTCCGCTGTCAGAGCTCACCGTGTACTCAGCGGGGATCACAGGAAACTGAAACCATTTTGAACTTCCCTTAAGCCATATCTGCAGCATAGCTGTAACCTCCTCTGTTCTCCGATGACTTCCTGATCTTCTGGACAAGGCGATCACCGATCCGGTCAATATCTGCTTCCTCTCTCACAATGATCTGATCTGCAAGTTTCGGAATGTTGATCATCTGGCTCTGTCCGCCTTTTGCCATCCGCATTGACACATCGTGTGGATAGATCCTGGTACCTCGCGGAAGATCCAGGATCTCACCGCCGCGCTCATGAACCTGTACCAGACCGCCACGCCAGGAACTGTCTCCGATCGCACGTCCTGGGATCGTCGTTGCTGATGCTGAAGACGAGCTTCCCTTCCCAAGGCTGCTAAGTCCTTTGATACCATCAACGATGCCTTTGATGCCATTAACGAGCCCCTGGATCACTCCGTAAATCGTGTTGACAATACCACTGAAGATTCCTGCGATTCCATTCCAGGCAGTTTCCCAGTCTCCAGTAAATACTCCCGTCAGGAATGTCGTAATACCTTTGATCGTCTCAATGATTCCTGAAACGATCGTAATTACTCCGGAGAGCAGTCCCGCAAACGCTGAGATCGCAACTCCACAGGCACCAGCCACCGCCGTTCCGAACACATCCGCAACAACAGGGGCAAATTCTTTCACTGTTTCCAGGACAGGCTGCAAGGTAGCTTTTAATTGTGAAAAGCTTTCCTTCAGCTTTTCAAACGTGGGCGATGAAGCATTGATTCCAGCTTTAAACACATCAAAATGCGTAATGATTGAAACCAGAATAACCGCCAGAGCGGCTAAAATTGCTAGGACAACCGCTATCGGTGACGTCAGCGCCGCTGTTGCCGCCTTGGCAAGCCCGATTCCACTATGTAACTTTGTGAAGCCTCCGGCCGCCTTGGATGCAATGCCGATCATGCGGTTGATTCCTACCCCCGCGGAACCAATGGTACTCACAAGCTTACCAAACAGTGCTATTCCAGGTCCGATGACAGCGATAACAGCCAGCCATCGCACGATCTGCGTCTGTTGTGCTGCATCCATGTTATTAAACGCATCTAAAAGATTTGTCACCTTTTCGACACAAGGTGTCACAGCATTTGCAACTGTATCTCCGACTGTATATTTGAATACATCAAACGATGATTTTATTTTCTCAATCGCGCCGCCAGGACCCGACAGCAATGCGTTCGCCATCTCATTGGCAGCATTCCCGGAGTCTTCCAGTCCCTGGGAATATTTCGCAAACGTATCCGGAGACTGTTCGATTAAGGTAAGCCATTTACCCATCTGGTTCTTTCCGAAGATTGCAGACGCCGCCGACATCTTCTCCTGATCCGTCAAGCCAGCAAAAGAATCATGCAATTTCTTCTGCATCGTCAGCATGTCATCCATCTTTCCAGTCGAGTCAAAGAAACTGAGTCCCAGTTCCTTCATGGCAGCTCTGCCATCTGCCGCCGGTGATGCCAGTCTTGCAAGTCCTGTTTTTAGTGCTGTGGCACCTTCTGATCCAGAAATTCCGGCATCGCCGAAAACGTCTGTGACAACCGCCAGATCTTTAAATGACCAGCCGACAGAATCCAGCATCGGACCGGCCGTCGACATGGCATCAAACAGATCCTGCACCGTCGTATTCGCCTGTGCCTGCGCTTTTGCAAGCATATTGGTCGCATCATTCGCTTTTAATTCCTGGTCTGAAAAGATTTTTAGAGCATTTCCAACGCCGCCAGTTACAATAGACAGATCTGTCGCAGTTCCGGCTGCAAGATCCATTGCCGGTGCGATCATATCTGCAGCTTCTGCGGCTTTGAATCCCTGCCTTGCATAATTCAGGGCCGCATCAGCGGCATCCTGCATGCCGTACACGGAATTTGACGCTGCTGATTTAATGGAACCTTCCAGGACCTTTGCCTCTGCGTCTGTAGATCCCATCGTCTGTTGTACTAATTTCAGGGATTTATCAACCTCACCAAATTCTGACGCCGACGCAACGCCCAGCCCAACAAGCGGTGCCGTAACAGCTGCTGTCATCTTCGTTCCGACGCCGGTAATTCCTTCCCCGAATTTCTCTACACTCTTCCATGCATTCTGTGCCTTTTTTGTTCCGGCCGTCAGCGTTCCGATGGTTTTATTGAAGGAGGACGTAAAGTTATCAATTAGATTAAAACGTACATCAACATCTCTTTTTGACATAAACTTTCACCTCCGTCAAAGTTTATATTTTTTTAACAGCCTATCCATCCTTTCTCGCATAAATTCTGGATACTTTGTCTCATACTCTTGTCGAGTCCTTTCTGCATAATGTCTACCTGGTACAAAACCACCTGTATAGTGCCCATGAAAGTCATACTTTGCATGTCCATTCTCAACTAAATGGAAGTGAGGTGCCCGATTTGTACTGTTCACATAAAGGGCATTCCCTTCTTTTCCACTTTCAACTTCCCATTTTCTTATTCGTTCACTATAACTTCCTGGCATCTTTGAATTAACATCTTCATTAAAATTTTTTGCAACTTTAAAAAGTGCATTCGACATTGAGCGTGGGCATACCTCTACTAATTTTTTTGCATCCTCAACC